CAATTGTGATGGTTGAGGTAATGTGTTTGCTGTACCATCTAAATAAAGTTGATAAAACCCATTTACTCTACTAAAAGAATCACCATTAACTGAGTATCCAGGTTTACCTGAGGCATCAGCATGTAGATTTGATTGTTGAGTAGCTAAAGGATTTGTATCAGGAGTAGCACCATCATATGGTGTTAATCTTGAACCCTCTTTGGTTAATTTATTTAATAATGAGCTCATATTAATTTATTTTAAAGGTTTGTCATAAATATTTAACCTTATTGAGTTTGAACAGCTATTTTATTATTTTCATTATTAACAGCTGAAGCTACTTCTCTACCATTAACGTTAACTGATGTTCTGAGTTGTACTTTAGACATAGCGGCTGCTAATCTATCATAGTCAATACTCATAGAGGCTGAAGATGCACCATTGTTTTTATTTTTAGGGAAAAGATCTGTACCAGCGATAACAGTATCTTTATCATTTAACGCTATAGAACCTTCAGGACCTTTAATAGTACGTTTACCATACCCCGGAGAAACCATATCATCTGCTGTGGAGTACTTTTGAACTAAAGCTATACCACCAGCAATAGCCGCTCCAGCTAATATAGGACCTATAAATGGTATACTACCTAATGATTCCCATGCTCCTTTTATAACTGATACAATAGCAGCACCTATACCTTGCATTCGAGCTAATCTCATTAAAGCTCCTAGTCGAGATATTGATGGTAATAAACTACCAATCATTAATCCTGCTATACCACCAAATACTACTTTTAACATAGTAGTATTACTTAATATATCAGCTATTACTGACATGAATGATCCTAATGGGCCATCAACAATAGTGACAAATATGTCTTTTAGTTTTTCAACAGCTTGATTGAATCTTTCTTGAACATTTTGTTGTTCATATTGTCGAGCTAAATCTTCATTACCTAAAGCAGCAGCTGCTTCTTCAGCAGTCATTGTTTTACGTAAAGTATCATATTTTTCTTTAGCAGCTTCAGCGGTTTTTTCACCTGTTTTAGCTAATGCTTCTTGTTCAACTAACGCGTTAGCTAATTCTTCTCTAGACATGCCTACAGATTTAGCATAAGCTTCTTGTTGAATTCTATTCATTTTAGTGAATTCAGCTGATCCACCAATTTCTCTATTAATTTCTTCAGCCATGGAGCCTATATCTCCTTGAAGAGCATAATAACGAGCATTTTCTAGATTAATTTGCTTACCAGTTAATAATTCCGCTTCTAATTCAGCTGAAATAGAGTCTTCAAAATTAAGTAAAGAACTAGCCATTTTATCAGCTTGTTCTAAAGTAATACCAAATTCTTTAGCTTTAACAGCAGCTTCAGCTAGAGCTTTAGGTGTACCACCTAAAGATAATTTTATAGCGTTAGAAACACTAGCTGTTTCTTTCATTAATTGCTTAACATTAATAGCTAATCCTTTTTGAGCTGATAATGCTTTAGCTGATCCTAAAAATGAAGCTGTAGTTTCTTTAACACTTTTACCTGTTAAGAGAGACATTTTATAACTGGCTACTAATTCTTCATTAGTATAACCGGCTTGTTCTCTTAATTTGGTCATAGTTATAAGGTCTTCTTTGTTTATATCAGAGTTAGCCCCTAATGATTGACCTATAGCCATGTATGTCTCTTCTAATCTTCTGCTTGTAACTGATGCTTCATCAGCAGCTGTGGCTATACTAGCGAATTCTTTTCCCATTTTTAGGGATTCCTCATAACTTAAATTCATAGTCTTAGCCAACTTACCAGCTCTATCATCTATAGTTAAAAAAGCATCTTTAAGTTGTTTAAATATAAATGTTAAGCTAAACATGGGGTCTGATATAGTGTCTTTAACAACACCTCCCATCTTTTTAAATGCCATGCCTAAAGCCTCAGCTTGAGATACAGTTTTACCATCTCGAATAGCTTCAGATATCTCATCATTTACCTCCCCCATAGCTTCTTTCATGCCTGGGAGATCACCTAAGAAAGGAATTTTGCTCATTCCTTTCATTGTGGCACCTGCTAATCCTAAAGTTTCATTAACTTTACGTAAATGTTTTTCTTCTTCAGTTAAAGCATCATTTATACCAGCTATATAGTTTTGTTGGTCAGCTAATGTTGCGTTTACTTGAAGTAAAGCTAAATGGGCTTCTCTAAAAGCTTTAAAGTCTCCAGCTTGTCTAGCATTTTGTTTTTGCCTTTCAAGCATGTCTTTAGCTGTTTCAAGTCTTTTTAATTCAGCATTAAGTTTTTCTCTAAGAGATTTTAATTCTTTTTCACTTGATCCTCTAATGCCATCTTGAATATCACTGACTTTAGCTGCTATACTTCTTAATTTATCATAAGAAGCAGCTGCTTTATTAATACCTGTGGCTTGACCTTTTATCTTATCAGCTATCCGAGCAAATTGTTGCTCAGCATAACTAATATTTTTAATAAAATCATTCCATATATCATTTAATCTTTCTAATTCAGCTCTAGCATTACCAGCTGCTTGAGCTTGGTTAGCCATGTTAGTAGCTGCTGCTTGGGTCAATCCATCGACTCTTTTATAGAGGTCAACTAATTTTTGTAATTCTTGAGGAGTTAGTTGTGGATTTTGACCATTTGCCATATTAACAGATTATATGTTATAAATATGGGATAATTAAAGAATTAATACTTAGGTGTTTTATTACCTAATTTACCTTTAAAATGAGATGGTAAATCTATTTTACCATCTTTAACTTTCTGAGATTGGGCTGCTAAATCTTCATTAGCATTAGAGTTTTGTTTATCATACCAATCCTGAATTTTCTTAAAAGTAAATTTGCGTAACCAAATAGGCATATTATAGACTGTATCCCAGTCATAGCCTCCTTGGCCATGAAAAACTATTTCATGAATTTGAGTAAATAAATTAGCTCTAACTTGAGGTGCTACCTCAGATGTCAGGCCAAAAAAACCCAAGTCCAATTGGAATTGATACTTTTGTATTGCTCCCGTAGGGAAAAAAGGTCAGATCAACGTCTGGTTGCACCTCCTTTATGTACTCCCTTAACGCTCTGGAGTCACGAGCTAATAAATAATTATCTACAAAATCTCGAATAGCTTTAAGATCTCTATCTCCTTCGATAGATGTTATAATATATTTTAGGCGAGTAGATAAATCAGTAGATATACTTTTATTTATCTTTTTCAATCCATCTAACTCAGCTTTAATATTTTTTTCATCAACATTAGTTAATAACTTAAAAGTAATATTAGTACCTGAAGATGGAAGGGTGAAAGAAAACTCATTAACACCTTTTTTAAATGCTTCTTCTTTAAGAGGCAAATTATCAACAGTAGTTAAGTCAATAGTATATTCTTCACCACCCCAAGTGAATGTATAATCTTTACCATAACCTAAAATACGAGAGGCTACTAATAAAGCGTTTCTATCACCTACAATCATATCATCATATTTTACATCAGATACGATAAGTGATTTAACTAACTCATCTAATACTGTACCTTTCTGGATATAGTTTTGGTTGGTTAGAATGTCTTCTTCTCTAGCGGTCATGTATTTCATTTCAATTTTACCACTTGAGAGAGGACTTGATTCGGGGTAGATTAAACCTTTTGAAGGTAGTTCAACAATTTCTGTTGGGATATTTAATTTATTTTCCATAAACGGTTTTTAATATAACATTTTTTAGTCTCGTATAAATATATGAGAAAAAAAGAAACCCGCTAAAAATAGCGGGTTCTTTAAAAATGTGGGTTCTATATCTTAGAAGTTCAATACGCAATAGTCCATACCAATTGTCATAGTGAGGTTAACAGCAGTATCAGCTGTATCCCAGTTATAATCACCAAAATTGGCTTCTTTAATAAATGCGCCTTTAATTACCCATTCACTAACAATATCACCTACAGGACCTAATACGTCGATTACTAAATCTTTCTTATAGAAGTCAGAGTAACCATCTCTACCTGTCACTGATTCGTGATGTAAGCGAACCCATTCCATTACTGACTGAGCACCAGAAGGTGTAATTGGATCAAACAATGTCATTTGAATATCACCCCAAGTTGTTTTACCTTTTACTTTACGGTAAACGTTAATGTGGTTTAACACTACTTCACCTTGAGTCACTGTCACAGCGTTTACACCTTTGATAATATAGCTTGGAACACCATCAAGATAAAGGATAAATCTATTAGCCTGTTTGGGTTCAAAGGCTGTGAAAAATATTTCGTTTGCATCTAATATTGCCATTGTATTTCTTTTATTTGTTTATAAATATT